CTTATACTCAATAGCCATACCTCTCAATTCTTGAGCTAGTCTTTCTTGGGCTTGGTACTCAGGTGCTTGTGAATCCGTCGCTAACAGCTCTAGGTAATCTATAATTATTACATCGGGGGTAAAGTTTTCATAGTTAATCAACTGTTGTAAATATGCTCTTACTTGATTTATTGATGCTCTCTTTGTTGGAAATTCCTTAATCTTTAAGTTTCCCCTGTTAGGTACAGTCATTGTTACTTTATTAAGTCTTTCCTTTAAATCATCACATCTATCTTTAAGTTGGTCTTGCCTAATTCTAGAGAATATACTATCAAGTCTCTGGGCTACCCTATCTTCCGACATCTCTAAGGAAATGTAAAGAACATTAGAGCCGTCTAAACAAGACCTAACAGCTTGGTTTGCTAAATACAAAGATTTGCCTACTCCTGGAGGTGCGACTACCATTGCCAACTCCTTGTCTGCTAAACCACCTTCCAAAGCTTCGTTCAAAGATTCAAATATAGTTCGGTGAGTACCCTCCGTAGTATCATTCTTTAAGCGGTCCCATCGTTCGTCCACCTCTGAAAAGTAGTCTAATCCTAAATCTACGTTACGACTTACAGTTAAGGCGTCTCGCATAGTGGTCTCAATCTCTGAGTAGTTCTTAGATTTTACCATCTCCGCTGAGCGGATAATAGCATCTTTTAAAGACTCTTGCTTTGCAAACCCCTCAACTAAATCTAGAAGGTAATCTTCGTTGTTTAGCGAGTTTTGGTCTAGGTTATTAATCTCTTGCAACTCATCCTTATAATCAGAAATTAACTCATTAGGGGTTTTTATCTTCTTTATATCCTCCAGAATAAAATCATCGGAAGGAACTTTTTGATACTTCAAATAGTAATCAACTATAACACGATACATCTTCTGGTGTGAAGGGAACTCAAAATAGTTCGGCTTAATCATAGGCATAGCCTGAGTTAAGAAGTTACTATCCGACTTGGACAAATAGATAATACCTCGTTGGATATTCTCTGAAAGTTCATAAGTAGTTGTCATCAGTTTATAAGAGCTATGCGTCTAGTAGAAATACAAGAAAAAAAAGTATTACTATCGGTTTCCGGTGGAACCAAAGCCCTCTTCGTCTCTAGAGGTCTTCTCCTTAAAAAAAGTATCTCTATCTACAGGGTTTATACTTACATCTGGAACTTCGCTTATAACCATTTGGGAAAATCTTTCCCCTTTTAAAATTACAAAAGGCTCATCAGTTTTTAAGTTTCTAACAGCTACCATAACAGGACCTTTGTATCCACTATCAATAGTTCCAGGTGCATTTGGAATTATAACTCCTAACTTAGAGTAAGAACTGCGCAGTCTAATCTGCCCTTCAAACCCAGATGGGATATCAACTCTCAACCCTACATCTACGAGTAAAGTTTGAGTAGGTACTATTGTTACATCCTCATTAGAGTAAAGGTCAAACCCTGCGTCATTGACGTGTTTGTATTCAGGGTTGGGGTTTTGTGAAGTGTTTAAAATATTTACGGTTACCATAGTTTATTTTCCTCTATTTGCGTTTCCAATTTTCGTGTAGTGGATATCGTTCTCGGACATCCCTTCTGTAAGTTTACTTGTAGCTTTCTGCCTATCGGCATCACGAGATTTTTTATCTTTGTCGGATATAGTGGTACATATACCTTTCTCCTGGGCTACTTCATGATTAATTTTGTATTCCGTGTAAGGTGATGCTCCTGACTCGGTAGCTACAGCTTTCTTAGTATTTTCTATTTCGTCTTGCATCCATCTATGTTCTACATTTGCTTTATCACTATCACTTCGCCTACTTTTAAGTCCAATCCCATGAGCGTGTATATCTTGCCCTTCAGCGGTTCTTTCGCAAAGCTCCTCGCATGATGGGCATTTTTGGGGGTCTTTCCATTCCGCCATTGATGCAAATTCCTCAAAGACCTTTTCACAAGGCTGACAGTGATAGTTATATAAAGGCATTAAAGTTCGCAGACTCCGTCTACGCAAGTCTCTATCGATGAAGATAATTCCTCTAGTTGTCCTTCCTGTATTAGCTTATCTACATTAACTGTTCTATGGTCTAATACGGTCAAAGGTTCATTGCCCCTAGAGCCTGCTCTATAAAACGTAACTCCTTTCAAATCATGTGCATATGCTAAAAGGTCCTCATATAATGTTTCAGATTTAAAATCAGCAGGAAGGTTACAAGTTTTAGATACTGCAGAATCTATGCAAGCTTGAACCACTGACTGAACTTTCATGTGTTCTTCAGGGGCAACGTCATAAGCTCCTACACAGTGGCTTAAATCTCTGCCTCGTAGATACATCTCCTTAAATAGAGGGTCAATCACTACATTCTCATTGTACACTCCAGGAGTTGATGTTTTCCATTTTCTAGTGTACATTGGGGAGAATATAGGTTCTAGACCTGTAGAAACTCCAAGAACCATACTAATAGTTCCGGTAGGGGCTACTGTCAGCATTACTGCGTTTCGCAATCCGTTCTTTTTAATATCTGCTCTAATTCTAGCGGGTATAGTTTTCATAAACTTCTCTTCTCGTAGTTTACTAAAATCGTACTTAGGGAAACTTCCTTTTTCACGGGCTAGGTACATTGAAGCTTTATAAGATTCATTTCTAATCGTAGAAAACAGTCTCTCTAGAAATTCCAAACAAGCGTCTGAACCATACTTAAAGCCTGCCTTAATTAGGAAGTAATGAAGACCTGTAACACCTAAGCCTATTCGACGGCTTT